AGAGATTTATGTCATTTTTCGCTTTTAAAAGATTGCCCTTTAACTCATCCAGATATAACATCTTTATTTTGTACTTCAGTGGATCTTCAATTTTTAAAGAGTTCATATTGTTGTTTGCCTACCTTATCATGTCCAGAAGGTTCTGAAGCATTTGCTAAGGTAAAATGTACAACAACAGGACAAACAGTAACTAGACAGGAAACGATAGAAACGCATACACCAGGTTTAGATAATTCAAGGATAATTAGAAATTGTTGGGCTTATAAATTAGATTCAGAAGTTGGTGATTGCGGAGCACCTCTTGTGTTACGTAATCCTCAGTTACAACCAGGAAAAATAGTTGGTATTCATGTTGCTGGACAATCACATGGTTTTGGATACTCAACTCCTGTATATAGGAAAGATATAGAAGAAATTTTAAGTAAATATTCAAGTTTAGATAAAGTTGTAGATCAAATATGTTCCGCTAGCTTGCCACAGGGACATATTTTGAATAAGGCTTCATTTAGGTATATTGATAAATTAAATTGTAAAAGTCCTACTGCGTCAAAATCTGTTATTCGTCCTTCTCCAATTTATGGAGAATTGCAAACACCTTTAACAAAACCTTGCTTACTACGAGCAAAGGATGGATTTGATCCAATTGCTTATCGTTTAGAACTTTTTGGTTCTGAAGGAATTGCAGTTGATCAGGAGATGGTTGACAATAGTATAGCAGCTGTATTACATCATTTAAAAACAGCTGTTCTAAAACAAGGAGAAATAAGTGAGAAGAAGGTTTATACGTTTGAAGAAGCAATTCAAGGAATAGATGGAGAAGATTATTTATCATCTATAAAGCGCAAAAGTTCTCCTGGGTTTCCATTTTGTACGAGTAACTTAACAAACACAAAAGTAAAGTTTTTCGGTCAGGGTCCTGATTGGAATTTGGAAGGAAAGAATAGTAAACTTTTGAAAGAAAGATGTCAGGATATTATAAATAGTGCTATTTCTGGAGAAAGACAAATTCATCCCTTTATTGACACATTAAAGGACGAACGTAAACCTATTGCTAAAGCACATAAGACTAGATTATTTTCAGCTTGTTCCTTAGATTATTTAATTTGTTGTAAAATGTATATGATGGGATTAGTTTCATGTATGACTAAGGTAAGGAATTTCACAGGAATTGCAATAGGCACGAATGTTTATAGCAATGATTGGGAAAGATTAGCGAAGCTTTTGGAAGGGAAGAGTGAACACATGGTTGCTGGAGATTTTGCTGGATTTGATTCAACACAAATTTTCCAGCTTCTTCGTGCTGCTTGTGACGT